ACGAAGTACATGATCAACCATTTACTAAATGGAGTGCAGGCGAATGGGTTAAGTTTGGTAACGATGATTGGCACATAGCAGGTAACATGGGCGACGAGCCTTTTTATTCTGCACAGGTTACAGTATTGAAAAATGTATAAAGGACATGTTGACATAAGTCATATAGACGACGAAATGCTTTACAGATTAAAATTTGTAGAGCATGTCAACACGGTTTGGAGTGCAGGTTATTGGGACAGGAAAGGTGTAGCAGTACCTGATTATCCTCATGATGCACCTTGGGTGCAACAAGTGTTTGAAGGCGACTGTCCTGGTTGGGTAGCAAATTGCAAAGATTTATTTCCTTGGTTAAAGTATAGCATGGTTACTGTTAATAAAATATTACCGGGTAGATTTATTGCACCGCATACTGACACACTTTTTAAAATGCAACAAAAAGTAAAAGATCAGAATATTGACACAACAGGATTATCCCCTATAAGAATAAATTTATTTTTACAAGATAGACTCGAAGGACATTATTTTGAAATGGAAAATGAAGCATGGATCGATTATGTAAAAGGTGACTACACAATCATAAAGCCAGATTGTACGCATCTAGTTGCAAACCTAGGATATCAAATAAGATTTACAATGCAAATAACTGGCTTTGCAAAACAAGAGGACATACAATGAAAATTTTTATTACAGGCGCAGACGGCTTTATTGGCCAACACATGGTAGCAAGATTAAAAGATAAACATGAATTAGAGTTTTTACAACACGATCTTAGAGACCACGACAAAGTAGGGTTTCAAATTAGACAGTTTGATCCTGAAATTATTGTACACTTAGCCGCAAGAACAGAAGTACAAGATAGTTTTTATGAGCAAATTACATTTAGTGAAATTAATTATGTTGGTACAGTTAATTTAATCGAAATTGCCGCAACATTACCTAACTTAAAAAACTTTGTGTTTGCAAGTACTATGGAAGTGTATGGCTGGCAACCTATAAGCGATTTAATCAAAGAAGGAAAAGCGGAATCTATAATTGCATTTAATGAAAGCACACCCCCAAACCCTAATGCTCCTTATGCTGTTGCTAAGTATGGGTGCGAGAAATACCTTGAGTACGCCCATAGGAGTTATGGGTTACCCTTTACTGCAATTCGTCAGACTAATGCGTATGGAAGAAAAGACAACAACTTCTTTGTAACAGAGCAAATCATCTACCAAATGCTCACCAACGAAAAAGAAATTAATCTGGGATATGGTGAACCATATCGTAACTTTATCTACATTGACGATTTACTTGATGCATGGGAAACAGTAATTAACAATCCTGAGAAATGTGCAGGTGAAATATTTTGTATAGGACCAGACAATGCAATCAAGATCAAAGACTATGTAAATCTTATTGCCAGCAAACTCGGCTGGACAGGACATGTAAACTGGAATACAAAACCACCCAGACCAGGTGAAATTTACCTGCTAAACAGCACCAATCACAAAATCACCAGCAGACTGGGTTGGACCCCAAAAGTAGGATTGAGCGAAGGTCTTGATCGCACTATTGCTACATGGAAAGAAATCGTAGAAAACAACTTGCCACATAACCAGGATAGAAAATTTTCTAAAGGCAAATGAGTATAAATGTACAATGTATCTCTAATACAGGCAAATTTCCAAACAGGGCCTACACATCTAAATAGTTTTTATTTGCCTTATAGTGTAGGTTCATTGTGGAGTTACATTGAACAAAATACAATCATCAAAGACAATTTTTCTATAAGCAATATTGTTTTTAGGCGAGATTCAATCGACGATGTTATACAGTTGCATAGCAACACTGATATTGCTTTAATTAGTTTATATATTTGGAATAAAAATTATAGTTTTGGTCTTGCTAAACGACTTAAAGAGGCTTACCCTAATATAAAGATTATTATGGGAGGTCCTGAACTTCCGTGGCGCAAAGATAATTTCTTTGAACTTTATCCTTTCGTAGATAGCATAGTAATAGGCGAAGGTGAAAAAGCAATAGAGCACTTACTATTACAATACCTAGAAGGTCAAGAGCTAGACAAAATAAGTCAATTTGAACGAATAAAAGAATTAAATTTGCCTAGTCCGTATCTTAACGGAATGTTTGACAACCTACTCAAAGAGCATCCAAATATTGAGTGGGTCCCTACAATAGAAACAGATCGAGGTTGTCCATACAGTTGTACATTTTGTGACTGGGGTAGTGCTACAGCAAGTAAAATGTATAAATTTTATTTTGATAGAATAGATGCTGAATTAGAATGGATAGCAAAACATAAACTACCTTACCTATCGTTAACATCTAGTAACTTTGGTATTTTTAAAGAAAGAGATCTTAAGATTGCTAAAAAAATAGTAGAACAAAATAAACTAACTGGTTGTCCAAACGGATTAAGTGTTAGTTATGCTAAAAATAGTAATGACACAGTTGTAGAGATTGTTAAATTATTTACAGATGCACAAATACAGACAGGTGTAACTCTGAGTTTACAAACAACTAGCGAAGATGTTTTAGAAAAAATTAAAAGAAAGAATATGAAAATAAATTCTATTACAGAAGTAGTAGATTTAGCAAACAAAAATCATTTGCCGGTTTTAACAGAATTAATTTTAGGCATGCCAGGCGAAACTAGTAACTCTTGGAGAAATACATTAGAAGAAGTATTTCAGAATGATATTTTAAATTCTGATGTTTATTTTTTACAGTTACTAATAAACTCTCCGATGTATGTAAAACAAATTAAAGAGTATAACTTAAAAACATTTGAAGCATTTGATTTCTTCTACGGCGTACACACAGGAGACTTTTTACAAGATAAAGAGAGCGGAGTAGCAGAATCAATAGAAGTAATACAATCTACTAATACTTTCGATAGAGAACAATTGATAGATGAAAGTATCTTTACATGGTTTGTTTTAGGATTTCACATGTACGGAATTTCTAATATTTTATCTAAATACATGTTTGAACATTTTGAATATAACTATATGGAGTTTTATAATACTCTTTACAAAGCATTATTAGAAAAAGACAAACATTTTCCAAAATGGGTTGATCAAATTAAACAAGGTTTATACAGATGGCAAGACCAAGGATACATGGATACAGATATTGGTGGATTAAGTATTCAAGGTTGGCAGTATTTTCATTCCTTAATGCCAATTATACAAAACAACAATTTGGTTGACCATTATGTTGATTTTGTTGCTGAACAATTTTCTGATAGAATAGATAACAATGTTTTGCATGATTACAAATTATTATCCAATCATCAAATTAAACAGTTTGACAAATACATAACCACAGAAGAAGTATTAAAATTAAAATCTAATGCATTTGGAACCACCATCAAAGTAGTGGATAGATTTAGTCATTTCCCAACACAACTAACAGATCATTTACAATTTTTGTTCTACGGCCGTAGAAGAAGTTGGCATTTAAACAAACTACTTGACAAATAACTAAGCAGTGTTATAATAACTTTTTTAACTTAAAAGGAAATAGCACTATGGATTTTGCAACAGCCGCACTTTTTATCGGATTTGTCGTATTAAATACCGTTTTTTCTTATAATGCAGGTAAAAAAGAAGGAATTTTTACCGGAATGATAAGTATTACTCAGTTTTACAAGCAAAAAAGTGCTCTGAAAGATAAACAGAGCATATTAGGGTTTGAAAATTGGCCTGACCCAATTAAGGCCGCATTTTTAAATCCTTCTTTTGACAACTTTGAAGACTGAGATTTATGGCAAGAAGAAAAACAGCAAGACCAAGAAATGTATACCTAACTCCAGAACCTAAGTGGAAAGAACTTATGTTAGCCGAGAGTGAGGAAGACCGAGAAGTAGCATGGAACAAATGCGACTACTTTTGTCATTTTGAAGTAAGCGATAAGAAAAAGAAAGAAACTGTTAAGCCTTGGCTTAAACAGCAAACTCTTTTTGACAAAGAAACAACCGACTTACTGCTTAGAGTGCCTGAAACTTGGTTAGGACTTTGGGCAAAGCACACATACAAGTGGAAAAAGTTTGGTTGGATGACTAAGGCTGTTGAAGCACATATTCTAAAAAGAATGCCTGAACTTTGTGCCAAGGCCGAAGAGTATGTAGAAGAACAAAAAGAAAAGAAAGCAGAAAAGCCTAAAATTACTATCCAAGATAGAATGAGAGAACAATGTATTGAATTAATGGGCACTTGGGAATACAAGATTGATTGCCTTGTAGATGGACAGGACATTCTTAAAGAGTTTGATCCGTACAATGAAATGAGAGCATACAATGTGGCACAGATAAAACCCGCCCATGCTAAAATTATAAAAGAAGAATTTCAAACTCAATACGAAGAAGCACTAGAAGTACAACAATGGCAAGACGAAGAACTCAAAGAAGCATATTCTAATTTTGACAAAAAGATCAGAGACAACTATGTGGCATTTTTTGAAAAAATTATGACTGCTTGTGACACACTTATAAACACAGGCAAAGCACAAAGAAAACCACGCAAGCCAAAAGTTATCAGCAGAGAAAAACTGGTAGCAAAACTCAAATACCAAATCAATGACAGTGAATTAGGGTTAGCAAGTATTAATCCAGCAGAAATAATTGATGCTACAGAAGTTTGGGTGTACAACACAAAGAATAGAAAACTTGGTGTTTACTATGTAGATGACTTTCAACAAGGATTATCAGTCAAAGGCACAACCATACAACTGTTTCATGAATCTAAAAGTGTACAAAAAACACTTCGCAAACCAGCAGAACAACTCAAAGAATTCAAAGGAACTGCTAAAACCAAGTATCAAAAAGCATTCGATAATATAAAAACCACAGATACTAAGTTAAATGGCCGATTAAATGACAGCACTATCATTCTTAAAGCATTTTAAGACAAAAGTAGATAAATAGTAGTATGGCAGATCAAATCGGATACACTAGTCGCGAAGACTTAATCAAGGAAATACAACTTCGTTTAGCAGACGGGATAGTTGATGTTGAACTTGACAGAGAACATTATGATGTTGCAATCAAAAAAGCAATATCAAAATACCGTCAATTGAGCTCAGGTTCAGTTGAGGAAAGCCTTATTTTTATTCAAACGCAGGAAGGTATAACTGAATACACATTGCCTGATGAAGTAATGGAAGTACGCAGACTGTATAGAAGAGGTATTGGTACCAATAGTGGTGGCGGTACTAACTTTGATCCATTTGATGTTGCGTTTAATAATATGTATATGCTACAAGCAGGACAGATAGGCGGACTTGCAGTATTTGATGCATTTGCACAATACAAAGAAACAATTGGTCGTGTATTTGGTAGCGAATACAACTTTTTATGGAATCGAAATACAAAGATTCTTAAAATACTTAGAAGTGTAAGACATGAAGAAGAAGTTGCCGTAGGTGTATATAATTATATACCTGAAAGCATACTACTTAAAGATGTTTATGCAAGCGACTGGTTATCAGCATACGCACTAAGCCAGTCTAAGTATATGTTAGGTGAAGCAAGAAGTAAGTTCACAAGCGGACTACCAGGCGCTGGTGGTGCAATACAGTTAAACGGTACAGAACTTAAAGCAGAAGCACAAGCAGAACTAGAAAAACTAAACGAACAAATACACTTAATGGAAGAAGGAAACGATCCGCTAGGATTCGTAATTGGTTAATGAAATTAATAGGCATAGTTGGATTTATAGGCTCAGGTAAAGATACAGTAGCAAAAGAATTTGTGAAATATGGTTGTGTACAAGATTCATTCGCCGCTCCATTAAAAGATGTAGTTGCTTCAACATTTGGTTGGGATAGATCAAAACTTGAAGGCGATACAATTTCAAGTCGTGACTGGAGAGAAACTCCAGATATGTTTTGGTCACGCAAAACAGGTATTCCTAACTTTACTCCGAGACTAGCATTACAATTAATGGGTACAGATGTAATGCGTAATCATTTTCATGAAGACATTTGGATTGACAGTTTGGAATACAGATTGAGAGCAAAGCAAGAAGAACGATGTGTTGTTGTAAGTGATGCTAGATTTGAAAATGAATTAAATTTAATTAAAAATCTAGGCGGTCACATTATTTGGGTACAACGAGGCGAATTACCTGAATGGTATGAAGTTGCTAAAACAGCATCAGACAATGCAATTAATCGCAAAATTATGCAAACAAAATACAGAGATGTACATGAAAGCGAATGGAATTGGGTAGGGTGTAAAGCAGATTATGTTATACATAATAACAGCACATTAGAAGATCTACAAGCAGAAGTGCATCAAATCTACAAAATACTGTTTAAATCAGTACTCAAAATAGTATAATATCGCTTAATATCACTAAATTTTCTAAATACCCCAAAAACTCCTAAAAATGATAAATAATAGCATACGAATATATCGTATCTAATATATTAGATTAGGAGAAAATTATGGCGACATTAGTAAGTCCTGGTGTTAGCATAAGTGTTTCAGATGAAAGTTTCTACGCTCCCGCAGGAGCAGGTACAGTACCTTTGGTCGTTATTGCAACGGCTCAAGACAAGACTGCACCAGACGGTACATCAACAGCGGCTTATACTACATCAGCAACAGCAAATAAACTCTATCAGATCACAAGTCAGAGAGAGTTATTACAAAACTTTGGTAATCCGTCATTTGGCGCTCATGGTAGCGAAACAAATGAATATGGATTAATGGCCGCATATAGTTTCTTAGGTATTTCTAACAGAGCCTATGTTTTAAGAGCAGACATCGATTTAGGCGAACTTGAAGCATCAAGTTCAGCACCATCTGCTAAAGCGGCAAACGGCACATATTGGTTAGACACCGACGAAACATTATGGGGTTTCAAGAAATGGAATGGTTCTAAGTGGATCGCAGAAAAAGGCAACATCAAAGTTGTTCCTTCAAATGACCTGCAGTCAGGCGGCACACCAAAACCAGCATTCGGAAAAAATGACGAGATTTGTGTAAGATATTATGATGCAGACGGTACTCAGGCTGATGATATAAAATTCTATCAGAAAGTATCCAATGTATGGTACCATATTGGTTCAAGTGCATGGAATTCTGCAAGTTCAAAAGATTTCCAAGTTGCAGTGCATACTGCATTACCTGCAACTAGAACAAACGGTAACGCACTAGTTTCAGGTGATTTAATTCTTCAATCTACAGCCGCTAATAACGGTACAGCAGTAGATATTTCCCAATACAACAGTTCAACAGGACAGTGGGTAAGCGAAGAAAATTATGTAAGACAATACGAAAGAACTGCAAGAGGCTTATTTGAAGCAGACAATGCTTTTGTAAAAGGTGTTGTTATGGGTGACCATGCAGGTGAAGACGGTGAAGCAACTGTGAGATTCAAAGAATGGAACGGTGAAGCAACTGTAACATTAGCAAGTAGTGCGGCAATATCAGACACTGCAATCAGCAATAGTTATATTGACGCAAGTAATGCATCATTCAAAATTAATGTTGATAACGGAACTGATATTGAAGTTTTCTTAACATCAGAAACTAACGGTAACATTGCAGTAGATGATGTGGTTGCAGACATTCAAGCGGCTCTTTCTTCAGCAAATGTAACTACTACATTTGCAGATCAAGTATCAGCAAGCAATGTTTCAGGTAAAGTTACACTTGTAAACTCAAAAGGTAATAATGTCTCATTTAAGGCAGGTAACAACAGTTTTGTTTTAAGTTTATTAAACTTGGATGCAACTCCTGCATCTAACTGGAAAGACATTAGTTTTGAAGCACAAGCAACTGCTCCAGTAGGTACAACAGCAAATGCTACATTATGGTATGATGCTGATATTAGTACTGACAACATCGACCTTATGTACCACAATGGTAGTGCATGGGCAACATACAACGATGATTGGCAAACTAAAGCAAGTGAACCTACAACACAAAGCGATGGTTCAACAGCATTAACAGGTGGTGAGATTTGGATTGACAGTTCCGATACTGAAAATATTAAAATCTACAAGCACAGTGGTACTGCATGGGTATTAGTTGATCAAACAGATCAAAGCAGTGAAGATGGTATTCTTTTTGCTGATGCTCGTAAAGATAGCAGTTCTGCTACCGATTCTGATGCACCAAGTCCTGCACTTTATCCAGCAGGTATGCTATTATGGAACACTAGAGCAAGTGGCGGCGGTGTAAAACAATACATCAAAGATCACACTGTTGGCGGTGTTTTAATTGGAGATAGATGGGTAAACTATAGTGGCAACCATGCAGATGGTTCTATGGCTTTCTTAAGAAAGGCACAGAGAAAAGCAGTTGTTAAAGGTTTACAAGCGGCAGTAGCGGCTAACGAAGATATTAGAAATGAAACTAATAGATTTAACCTTGTTGCAGTTCCAGGTTATCCAGAACTAACAGACGAAATGTTAGGTTTAAGTGTTGATAGAAAAGACACAGTCTTTGCACTTATCGATGCTCCATTTAGACTTAACGCAAGTGCTACAACAGTTCAAAATTGGGCAACCAACGGTAGTAACGCAGTAGAAAATGGTGAGAACGGACTTTTAAGTTCTTCTTCACAAGCGGCTGTTTATTATCCACATGGTTTAACAACAAACTTAGATGGTACAAATGTAATGGTTCCAGCATCACACATGGCGTTGAGAACATTTGCATACAATGACCAGGTGGCATTCCCATGGTTTGCACCAGCAGGCTTCCAAAGAGGTCTTGTTAGCAATGCAACTTCAGTTGGTTACTTAGATCCAGCAGAAGGCGAGTTTACTCCAGTAGCATTGAACGAAGGTCAAAGAGATGCATACTATCTAAACAAAGTTAACCCAGTTGGTAACTTCCCTGGTAGAGGCTTAGCAATATTTGGTCAGAAAACACTTAACGCAAATGCATCAGCATTAGATAGAGTTAATGTTTCTAGATTGGTTATCTACATCAGAGAGCAACTTGATGATGCAGTTAAGCCATTCTTGTTTGAACCAAATGATTCAACAACCAGATTGAATGCAAAAGGTGTAGTTGATAGAGTTCTTAGCGAATTAGTTATTCAAAGAGGTCTTTACGACTATGTATCAGTTTGTGACACTTCTAACAATACTCCAGCGAGAATTGATAGAAATGAATTACACATTGATGTTGCAATTCAGCCAGTTAAAGCAGTAGAGTTTATCTACATACCGATTAGAATCCAAAACACTTTGGGCTCAACAGGTTAATAAGCATTTAACTATACTAAAGGGCGGTTTTTACCGCCCTTTTTTATATCCTTATTAAAAGGGTATATTATAAAATTAGGCAATAAATGATAAATAAATGTATAAAATAAATTAAGTTCGTAGGAGAACAATATGGCAACTAATACAGCCCCAACAAAAGATAAATTTGGTGTTCCACTCCAAAGCGGTGACGCTGGCGGTGGCGGCATCTTAATGCCAAAACTAAAATATCGTTTTAGGGTAACATTTGGATCGTTGTTTGCTGGTGCTAACGAAGCAAAAGTAATGACACAAAATGTCCAGAATGTGACCAGACCTGCTGTAACATATGATGAAGTTATAGTTGAAAGTTATAACTCTAAAATTTACATGCACGGTAAACACACATGGGATCCTGTGACAGTAGTACTCAGAGATGATATTACTAATGGAGTTACTAAATTAGTCGGTGCTCAGGTACAAAGACAAGTTAACCATTATTCACAGACAACTCCTGTTGCTGGAAACGATTATAAGTTTGACATGTTTATCGAAATATTAGATGGTGTTAACACTGGTGGTACAGAAACATGGAAATTAGAAGGTTGTTTCTTACAAAATGTAAACTATAGTGATACAGATTATTCAACAAATGAACCTGTACAAATTACACTAGCAATTAGATTTGATAACGCATTACATATTGAAGGCGACGGTGCTGAAGTAGGTGACAGAGCGGACGGTGGTGATCCATTCCCAGCAGAAACTCCAATTCTACAGCCTGGCGTTATTGGTTAATCCAATTAATCAATAGGATTCGATATGGCCGGAGATAAATTTCATAAATTTTATTTTCGCGACCCGAAGAATGCAGAAAGATTTAAGCCTGGGGTTACACCTCCCAGGCTTAATTTTAACGGGTTCGTGGAGTTTAAGTTTGCACCCGGCGTATGGCAACTTGTAGAGGCCAATGGCACTTACAGAGAACAAATAAGCAGTTTACTACAAACTGCTAAATTACCATCAGTTACTTTCAATACCCAAATTAAAAATCAATACAATATTAAACGAGTTGTAAATACCAGTGTGGATTATGCACCGGTAGAGATTAATGTAATTGACACAGTTAACAACGAATGGCTCATATTACTTATGAAATATTTTTCATATATGTATATGAACCCTAGAAATAAAACATCATCAGGACCTCCACCGTCACCAAATGAAGATGGAACTCCAGGTCCAATACCAAATGAAAGAGATGCAGATCCAAAAGGATATGACTCCTCATCTAGTGTGTGGACTAGACCAAGCAGTTTTATGACGGATACATTTGATAGTAATGCCGCAGGTTTAGACATACACAGAGATTTAACAGGTGGACCAAGTTTTATAGATCAAATAAGAATAATTGTTTATCATGGTGGCACAGGTACCGAGTATATATTATTTAAACCAACTATCACACAATTTGATTTAGGACAAATAGATTATACCAGTACTGATTTTAGACAATTTAGTATGACATTTGAATATGAAAATTTCACAGTTAATAATAAATTTAACTTCCAGTTAAATGAAGATGATCTTGCAAGGTTTGAAACTATAGATGCACACTTTGAATTTGATGCAACTGATAATGTTAGAAGGTCTAACATGCCATGGTATCAAACAAGCACAGCAGGTATGCTCGGTGATACAGATAGACAGCGACCTAGAGATGTGCAACCATTATTAAAACGACCGCCACCAGAGTCAACGGAGTAATATGAGCACAAGCCTTTATACAACATTTGGAAACGAAACTAGTTATAAAATACTAGGTGATACACTTGTGGCATACATAGAGGGCTCTACAATTAAATTTCCTTTACCTGATGCAGGGTCTGAAATTTTAGCAACACTGTATGATGAAAGATTTGTAATCAGAGACCAAATAAAATTTGAGCAAGTCAAAATTAAATTAGAAAAAGCAGGATACAAAAAAGCAAATGCAAATGCTTTTGCACCTGTAATAATGCAAGTAGCAGAAGCACAAGGAATTGATCCTTTAGATTTCTTTACAGCAAAAGGATATGCTATCGATTTTACAATTGATGCATACAACGCAATAAATGAATTGCGTCCAAAAGGTAGCAGAGTAGGAATTGCAGTTGAAACAACTAATAAACAAAGCCCTGCAAAAAATCTTATCCAACCTTAATAAATAATTACTATGAGTAAGTTTGCACAAGGCCTATATGAGGTAGCCAATGTTTCTAAGTATGTAGGAGACAAACTCCCTTATTTCCGAAGCAGTTGGGAATTAGCATTTATGCGAATGTGTGATGCACACCCTAACATAACTAAATGGGCTAGTGAAAATGTAAAGATACCGTATAGAAATCCTGTTACAGGAAAGTACACTAATTATGTTCCTGACTTTATGATACAATACACTGACAAAGACGGCAATCAACATGTTGAACTTATAGAAATAAAACCTAGAAATCAAACAACATTAGAAAGTGCTAGAAGCAAAGGCCAGGCAATGCAAACAGTTGTGAATGCGGCCAAATGGGAAGCCGCACAAGAATGGTGTAAACGCAAAGGTATTCGTTTTAAGGTTATTAACGAAGATCAAATTTTTAAAAACAACAAACCTCGAAATTCTAAAAAACGCATTTCAAAGCCACGAAAGAAGTAAATAGTGCTATGAAGTTATTATTTGGTGGCGATAGTTTTGCACAATTCCCCAGCCATTGGTATTTAAATACTCGACAAGATGATGAGATAATCGTAGAATATCCTTCATCTCCTAAGGGAGAAGGGTTCACGATTGAATATGATTATAAACATTGGGGCGAATTGTTAGCAGAGTATTATGACGGAACTGCCGTTTCAGTAGGT